CCATATCTGGTAGTCGTAGTAATAATCATCAGCTAGTTCTAATAGATGAAACTGTATAGGCTCAAAGCCTGCCTGCGTTAGTAGTTCAGCAACGCCGTCTTTATCCCATGCCCAATAATGTTCTAGGTTATTATCATCAAACCTTGCGTGTGGCGTACTCAGTAAAAGGTATTTAGTCTTTGCCCTTATTTGCTTTAACACTTCAACGGGGTTATCCAGATGTTCTAAAGTTTCTGAACAGATGTATAAATCCACATTAGGTATTTGCTCAATGGTCTGTTCTATCGGCCCTGTGTATTCATATCTAGGTGCATAGTCACCAATGTAAGTTTCATTTAGTCCAAGCGCGATAATGATAAACGCATCACCAGCAGATAGATCAGCTACGGATTTAACGCCGTGAATAGTTTGCGCAATTTCTAAAGTCTTATCTATTCTAAGAATGTGATCCTGCCATGCGGTGTGATCGTGTGGCGTTGCATAGATTTTCTTTAACTTAGCATCAGACCATTTAGGTCTAAGGCGTTTAATCATTACCAAGCCTTTACATTCTCAACATCATTAGCAAACTCTGATGCAATGTATTCAGCAAAGATAGCCTGATCGCCGTTGTGCATTTCAACCGTGTTCACGGCTGCGTAACGCTCATCATGTTCTGCCTTGCCGTTTGTGTAGTGCAGGTGTTCAAGTATTACATCTGGCAAGTAGTTTGCATTACCTAAAGCCTTACCCATTGCAAGCCAATAGTTATCTAGAAACAAATGCTTTAGTGCTGGTGGACTCATAAAACCAGTTGCCCTAATAATCTTGCTAGACATTACTATGGCAGTTGGTAAGTTCTCGCCTTGCAGTAAATCGTTCCCGTATGCAATGCCCGGTTCATCACCAATGGCTTCTGCAAGTTTGGTATCCCAACCACCAGTACGCGGTAGATGATCATCACCCATAAAACAGATGTAGTCATAGTCAGGTGAGAACCACAAAGCCCAATGATTAAGTGTGCCGTTCATTCCCATACGGTCAGCTATAACAACCTTGACATTATCTAGCCCTGCTGTTTCGTGCATTAACCCTTGATAGGTCTGCACATCATCTGCATCTATGGCAAACACAACTTCTGTAAAGTCTGCCGTTGCGTTGATCGCTTCAAACAATCTAATCGCATTATCGTTGCGGCCCCGTGTGGGAATTATCGTAAGCATTCTCATTGTTGTACCAACTTCCAAAATGTGTCCCCGGCTTTATCTATCATGTGTCTTAAATGGTCTGCATCATTCCAATCTTGAACTGAAGTAATGCCGACATTCTCGTTAGTGTGAATCCTGCACCCTGAAAGTACGGCTTCCATAACTGCCCTGCATTCTGACTCAAAGGCTAACGGTAAATGAACAAACCATTCCACTCTTGCCATTGCATCTAGAACTTGTTCACGCGGTACATCTGTCAGGGCTTTGAACTCATAACCTGCCTGCGCTGCCCACATACTCGCCTTTAACTTTCCTTTAAGTGGATGTTCACGGGCTGCCCATAATGCCCACGGTTTCTTGTCCATGTGATCATGGCACTTGCTGGTATCAAAGTAGCTGAGAACCTGCGCGGTCTTGCGTGGCTTTGCCCAAGATAACTCACGGCGCATATGTGCAGGGGTATGAGTTACGAACAAGCGACTATCTGAGATCAAAGCATTTAGCCCTGCTCGTGGCGTTTGCAGGTGATGCACAAACACGAACGGGTCATACTCACTAAGCCTGTTAAGTTGCTGGTCTGTGAACAAATCCGTACCTGTTACAACTACTGAATCAAACTGGTGTATGTCGTGTGTATCGAATGTGTACGGCGTGACAATCTGAATCTCATAATCCAATGGGGCTTGCAAGCGGTATTCATAGTCAGACATTTCTGCGCCACCTGCGAACTGCCCCGTGAATAGCCCTTGCTGACTCATAGCGCCACGCTCAGACACTTTAGGGTCATTGTCTATGTGATGGGTGTACCAGCCAATTCTCAAGGCTCTACATCCGTTCTAGGGCTTTGTTTTCTAAAACCTTAAGTACGGGTTTCCAATGTTCATCAAAGACGGTATCCGCGTTATACGCCTTAGCGAAGTCTTGCGCTTTCTGTGAGCGACCCTGACCCCGTTGGTATGCCTGCTCTAGCGCATCCACAATTGCAGGAACACTAGGCATATGAAACCAACTGCTTTGCGGTGCATCCCATAATGGCTGACCGTCAATTAACCAGCCATCACCTAGTAACTCAGTTGAAGCTGCAAAGTCAGAAATGATTACAGGTGTACCGCAGGCTTGCGCTTCAATAGTAGGAATACCAAACCCTTCGCCGTATGAGGTTGCAAGTAATACATCCATAGCCGTATAAATTGTGGCTAGTGTTTGTTGCTCTATGCCGGTGCGATAGATGTAAGGATCAACAAACTTAAACTTATGTTCAGGTACTCCACAAGATGCCAACAGTTGCGTTAATTTAATACCACCCAATGCGCCTAGCTGATCGGTGTGCAGATACAGAACTACATCATCATGATTTTGCGCGAACATAGAGAACGCAAGAATGTTTTCACCAAATGCTTTGCGGTTAGGGCTTACGCCTTTATTGGCTGCGTTCATTCCAACAACAAACTTGTCATTGTCAATGCCGATATAGTCGCGCCCTGTTATTCCCTTGTGGCGTTTCATTGGCTTGAATACTGATTCAATTCCGTGTGGCACATAAAGGGATTCAATGCCTGCGTTCTCAATCATGGTCTGCCCGTATTGGCTCATGGCAATAGGTGTTACTGAATCATTGCGCAACCACTTCAATACTTCAGGTGGTGCAGGTATGTGATCTATTGGAACCCAACTAGCAACATTCCAGTCAAGCCATCTATCACCCTTGAATACCCATACATCATAAAGCGTAAACAGAATGCTAGGTTGCTTTGGATGGTGTGTAGTCCAGTCGTGCATATGCGCTGGCACTACATCATTTGAATACAGGTCTGCGCCGCGTTGATAAACGGGGATACCCTGCCAGTCTGTGTTACTGCCCTCTAATCCGTAGTTGTTAAAGATAGCAACATCATGGCCTAGTTCTTTTAGTCGCTGAGTTACTTGCGCGGTTTGTGTACCGTAACCCGTAGCTGCCCACGGCGCGTTACTGTTCCAACCAATACATAGGGGTTTGCTCACAGGTATTCCTTTGATCGCAGGTATAAGCAACTTACCCCAAAGGTTGCTAAAACAAAAGTAGAACCCCACCAAGCCTGCGCTCCCGGTGGGGTTCTACGGTTTTTGGTTTCCTAATTAGGAAGCAGCACCTGCGAAATACTTCACATGGCTGGTCTGAATTAAGTTGCCATCGGTGCGCATAGTGATTCTGAACGAAATTAAATCGTTCTGGAACGCGTAATCATCGGAACGATCTACGCGCAAACCACCAACTGTGCGTACGAAGTAACTAGGTAGGTGACCAAACAATACCGACTTAGCGGAAGTTGCTGGATCAGCCATAGCTGGATTTTCGTAAACTTCGTAACCAAGAATAAGGTCACGCTTGTCACCTGATAGGGCTGGTGAGAATACATAGTTTCCTGCGGTGTCCTTCAACTTACGAACAGCACCAATAGCCTTAGCATTCATCATGAAGCCAGTTCCCGGAAGGGTACGACCTGCTGTATCAACGCTGTAAACCAAGTCAATTAGGTTGTCTGCGGTGAATGCACCAGATACAGCTGTTGAACCAGTAATACCAGAACCAGCAGCAGTAACGATACCTGTTGGCTGAGTTGTACCTGTACCAGTTGTTAGTGCGCCATTGACTGCGTAGCCAATTGCGTTACCAGCCTGAGCTGCAAGGAATCCAAGAATGTCCACGCCTGCATCTTCAACCATTTCGCGGCTGATCTGAGTTAGGAACGAATACTTGTATGCACCAAGTGTCTTGAATGCGTTGAATGTTGGATCACTTTCACCAATTGTGCCGGCTTCTGAAGTGACTGTTCCTGTGGAGTAGGCACTTAGTGAAGGCACTTGTAAGTTTTCTCCACCTGCTGTGTTGATGATTGTGGATGTTTCTAGAAGTGGGCCAACCTTACGAGCAAGCATTACAACCTGATCGTAGAAAGATGTTGGAACTGGTGCGCCAGTTGAACCCTTAGTTACATCGCGCTTCTCGAATGAGTGAGAGCGAACCTCACCACGAGCTAGGGAACGGATAAGTTCTGCATCGTCAATTGCTGGAACAGCAAAATTCGATGGCTTAACTTGTGCTTCAAAACCCTTCATGGCTTCAGCAGCGCGGTTTTCGCGTTCTGCTTGTGCGTTCATGGTTTCGATTACTGCTGAACGCTGATCAAGGTCTGCCATGATGCGGTCATAAGTTTGGTTTTCTTCGCCGGTAAGTTCGCGCTTTTCAGCTGCTGCTGAGTCGAGAAGAGCCTTTGCTTCTTCCCAAGCCTTTGCACGAGCTTCCGCTTGTTGCTGAATGTATTCAGACATAAGTGGACTCCTTCAAGTCTTAGTTTGGATTGGGTCTAACATTTTCTGCGTGGCTCCACGACAGGTGCGCAATAGCGGCTCCGCATAATGCTTATCTAATTATTGCACAAATAAAAACAGACCCAGATGCTTCCCCACATCTGAGCCTGTTCTTTGTATTTAGATTAGAACGCTTTGAGCATTAGGTCAAGTTGCTTACGCTTAATGTCTAGCAGATCAACTGCGCTAGGTTGATCAGCGCGAAGTTTAGTAACAACTTCAGTAATCAAGTCTGCGTGATCAGCATCTAAAGTTTCGCCT